TAATGTCAAAGGAATTTATAGAACATCCATTTGAAGGTATGTTTGATATTGAACCCGGTACTACATTAATAGACAGACCGTCATTTGATGATAATGGTATGGTAGTTTATGAGTCATACGATGAAAAAGAACACGAAATAGAAGCACAATATCAAACAATCTATACAGCTGCTTTCGCAGCATTTACAGATCAAGTAATGTCATCTCAAAGAGGTGAAAATCCTGGAATGTACGGTAAGAATTTAGAAGCTGCTGCTAAATTTCTATCAACTGCATTAGACGCTGTTAAAGAGAAAGCTGAACTTAAACATAAAAAAGATAAGCTAACTTCTAAACCCACTTCTGCTACAAACGTAACAAATAATAATTTAATAATGGACCGTGAAGATCTTATTAAAATGTTACAAGGTAAGTCATTAGATGGCTAAGAACTCCAGATTAAAGATGCCGGGTCCACCGGAAGAGTATACACCCGAACAAGCTTTAGAATTGTTAAAATGTATTCAAGATCCAGTATATTTTATTGAGACGTATTGTAAAATTACCCACCCTACAAGAGGTATGGTTGGTTTTAAATTATACGATTTTCAACGTGAGTTAGTTGACTCATTTCACAATAATAGATCAACAATTGTCTGTGCTAGTCGACAAGTAGGTAAGTCTCAAACATCATGCGGTTTTTTATTATGGTACGCATGCTTTAATTCACATAAAGAAATTTTAATTATATCTAATAAAGCTAAAAGTGCTAAAGATATGGTTAAACGTATTGTGTTTATGTATGAGAATTTACCAGATTGGATTAAACCTGCAATTAACCCAAATAACTGGAATAAATTAGAAATTGAATTTGCTAATAAAAACCGAATTGTATCAGAATCAACAACAGAGCAAAGTGGTCGGGGTATGTCTGTATCCTTACTTTTTGCAGACGAATTTGCGTTTGTTGAACCATCTATAGCAGAAGAATTTTGGACCTCTATTTCACCTACATTATCGACTGGTGGTAGCTGTATCATTGCTAGCACACCAAACGGCGATGATAATAAATTTGCTGAGTTGTGGAGAGGTGCTAACCTCAATAATAATGGGTTTATTCCATTCTTTGTACAATGGGATACAGTACCAGGTAGAGATGAATCATTTAAACAGCAAGAGATTGGTAAGGTAGGACTTCAAAAATGGGAACAAGAATATGAATGTTTGCGTGGTGATAGTCTAGTTGAAGTTCTAATTAACGATAACGAAATTGTAAAAATACCTATTAAAGATTTATATGAAATGTTACAAAGAAACTAGTGAAATGTTATCACAAAAATATGTTGTATCTCCTTTGAATGGTGAAACATACTGTAGAGCTAATGGTACGTTTTTACGTCATTTAACACATAACGGATTTCATAGTTATCGTGATTTTTTTATTTCGTGCTACCCGGACTTTATTCAATATTGCTCATGTGGTGAAATCAATAAATTTGTTTCTACTACAATGTCTTTTGGTACATCATGCGGTAATAAAGTTTGCAGAGGTAAAATAATATCAGCGACTGTAAATGCTAAACCAGTTGAATATTGGGAAAACAAACGTGTTAAGTTGCACCAGACCTTAGAGACTAATCGTGAGGTTAACAAACAAAAACGTAAGAAATCACGAGATCAGTGCGTCGAAAATGGAACCTACATGAAAGCTGTTACCAAGCGTAGACATACTTGCATGGAAAAGTACGGGGATCCAACGTTTAGTAATCCATCGAAAGCGTCAAACACAAAATTAAATTGGACCGTTGAACGAAAAAAACAATTTTTAACACGTGTACGTGAATCATTAGGTGGTAAATGGATGAATGATTACGCTACCGATGATACTTGGTTACAACGATCTATAAAATTATGGTCTCAAGGTAAATGTGTACACCCAGATGATAGATCTGACTGGTACAAATATAAAAGTATTGTTTGGAAGCTTACAAACCGTAATTACCGACAAAATAAAGACCGTATCAACCCTAATGGTTACCATCGTACTACAGGCGGCGATGGGTACCATTTAGATCATATAATTCCAATTCACTATGGGTTTATCAATGGTATTTTACCTACAATAATTGCAGATGTTGATAACTTACAAATGTTGACATGGAGAGAAAACATATCTAAAGGAAACAAATATGATGCTACATAAAAACATAAACAACTTTAAAATAAAAACTCCTAACGGCTGGGAATCATTTGCAGGTGTTGCATTAATGGGTACAAAACCTGTTAAAATTTTAACATTTGATGATGGTACATCAATTAGTGGTACAGATAGTCATATTTTATTCACATCCGACAACACCGAAATACAAATAAAAGATGTGTCTGTCGGTTTAACTCTACGTGGTAAATCAAATAAAACTATTGTTAGTATCACAGATGGTGGTACGGAAGATGTTTATGATGTTGTTGAAACAGAATCTCATACGTTTTATGCTAATGATATTCTATCTCACAATTGTAAATTTATTTCATCTGACCCATTATTGTTTAGCTCTACATTGATTACTAATTATTATTGTGATACAAAAGCAGAACCTGATGCAAGAGAAATAACTTGGTTTGATAAAATAACACCAGGTAAAAGTTACGCTATTGCAATTGACCCATCAACTGGCACAGGATCTGATTATACTGTCATATTATTGTATAGTTTTCCAGAATTAGAACAAATTGCTCAGTTTAGGTCTAATACAACATCAACACCATTAGTTTATAATACTTTTAAACACTTGCTACGTACTGTACAAGCTGGTGGTGCAGAAAATTGTTATTGGAGTTTTGAAAATAATGGCATTGGTGAAGGTTTGATTAGCATGTATGAATCAGACGAGAATCCTGTTGAGTTTGGTGATCTTATTTCTGAACCTGGTAAACGAAGAATTGGGTTCTTTACCGGTAAAAATAAAACAAATGTATGTTTGTTGTTTAAACAAATTTTTGAATCCGGTAAAATAAAAATTAGATCACCTGTCGTTATTTCAGAGATGAAAAATTTTGTTAGACGTAATGGAACGTTTGCTGCACGTAGCGGTAGTAATGATGATACTATCGCAGCTCATCTTATTTTAGTACGTATGCTACAAGAACTTGTACAATATGAAGAACGCGCGTATGATGTTGTATTTCAACATAAAGAAGATAGCGATTTCTTTGATGAAGACTACGATGATTATATGCCTCCACCTCCTGTGTTTGGTAATAACGGTGGGATGGATGTTAATTTTGATCAGTTCTTTCCTGATGGGTGGTAACCGGTTGATTTAATTGATAAAGTTTATTATACTATAATAAAACTGGGAGGTTTTATTATGGATCTTAAAACGCAATCATTAGTATCGAGTAAATCTCAAACAATAAAAGTTGTTGACCTATTTGATTTATCAAACGCAACGAAATATATTGTTTTAAATGTATATGGTAGTCAAAGTGGTGCACCTAGTGGTACATTATTAGCTAATAACAAAGCAGTACCATATACCAAATTTTATCCAAATACATTAAGTAAAACAATAATCTTTGAATCAAAAAATGGCGTTTACACTAACTCTAAGCATGGTGATTTAAGTAAGATTACATTTAAAACCTCTGGCACAACTGGAGCTTTGAATGTTATTACCGCAGCCACTGTAAACGCTATTGATCCAAGTTATTACTCAGATAATGTAATTAGTAGTATTAATCTGTTAACAAACAAGATAACACCAGTTGAGTACAGTTCTGCTATTTTTACTGGTAGTGTGTATGATACGTCAGTTAATAATTTAATAAGTGTTGCAAAATCATATGTAGGTAAAACCTGGGATGTCAGACAACCTTGGGATTTAGTGCAATCTATGGCAGCTCAAATAGGTACGTCGTTACCTATTAGTAGTATTGGTCATTCATATGATGCAATTTCGAACGGTAACTGGCAATTAAAATATAACGGGAATAAACCGTTCGGTGATTGGAAAACATTGTTGAATCCCGGTGATGTTATTATGATGACTTCACCTGATTTATTAACCGATACTGTTGCAGTTGTTACATCTGGTAGTAATGAAAC